TTTCGATCAGCAAGAGAAAGTCGCCGTCTTTTGTTTTTACAACTTCGAGATTTGTTTCCATGATTTAAAATCCGGTAATAATGATTTCCCAGGCGAGATTCTTTTCGATTACTCGAAAAGACAACCCTTGTTCGGTGAGCAGTCGAACGACTTTGACCATTGTTTGCATATCGAGAACTTCAATTACTTTCATGACCGAGTTTCCTCTAAGTGTTTGATTTATGGTAAAATGTAACGGTACTGCGATTATATCTTAACACGTAATCATTTCGTGTTCAAATTTAATTTAGGGCCAAACCATCCAATCAAAGGGGAACAACATGAAAGTTTGCATAGAAGAAACACCGGAAGGCTTTTATTCTGTTTATCAGGAATCAGAGTCATCTGAAGGCGCAGAAAGCGGCATGGCGGCAATGGGTGGCGGTATGCCCCCAGGTGCGAACAGTGCTGGCGGTCAACCGGGAGGAATGCCCCCAGGTATGATGGGCGGCGGGGAATCGCAACAACAGGAAGCAAGCGAAAAGCAGGGAGAAGAGCAAGCCAGAGATATTCCAGGCGCATTGAAGATTGCCGGGAGAATGCTGTCTCAATCACAGGGCATGAGTAGCCAGGGTGGTCAGGCATTCGATGAGGGGCTGAAGAGTGTACTTCCTCAACGCGGAATGTAAACTGGGGAATGTGGGGAATAATATAGTGATTTTATTTTCCCCACATTAGACTATCCTGATATAAGGCGCATCTACGCGCATTTCGGGAAGTTCATCACGATGATTACCCACGCCAGGAAACGTACGAAGATGAAAACGACCAAAGAAGAGCAAGCACAAACTAACTGGAAGAAGATCGAGGCCGATTACTGCGCCGGGATCAAAAAGGTTCAGGAGATTGCCGACGAACACGGATTGACCAAGGGTGCAATAAGTAACCGAGCAAAGCGTTACGACTGGACCCGAAACCTTGCGCCGAAGATCAAAGCCAAAGCGGAAGAGATTGTAAACAAGGTTCGTGTGAACAAGGATGTAAACAAATCAAAGAAGTTTACACCATCTGAAAACGAAGTCATTAAATCGGCGGCAGAACTCCAGGCAGGCGTCATCATTCAAGAGACTGAAGAGATCAAGAGGCTTTGCAGGATTGCCGATGAAATGGAAACCAAACTTGAACAGATCGGCCAGGATATTCGAGATGGTGAAGCATTAGCAAAAGAGCTGGGCGAGCCGGTTGAGTTTGGCGATCAGCTGCTTGAACTGGACAAGCGTGCCAAGATAATGAAACAGCTCACAGAGGTTCGGGAGAAGATCATCAACCTTCGCCGCCGGAACTTCGGCATCAACGACAACGCGAACGGCGAGGCCAATCAACAGGCAGTCAGGCCGGAGGATCTGGTTGGACTGAATCCAGCAGAACAATACAAGAGGTTGATCGAAGGATGACCGACATCATCGACTTCGACATCGATTGGAAACATCCAGACTACACCGAGGTCTGGGAGCAACGCAATAAACGCATCCAGGCTCTACGCAATGACAAGATCATGCTGGCCGGGGTGCGTGAGTTTTACCGGGAGAACCCCGTCAATTTCATATGCGACTTCGGATGCACGTTCGATCCGCGTAACGCCGACATCGGCATCGAGACAACAACACCCTTCCTTCTCTTCCCAAAGCAACAGGAATACATTCACTGGCTAATTGAGCGGTGGCGCAGTCGTGAGGACGCATTGTGCGAAAAATCCCGCGATATGGGCCTGACTTGGCTTAACGTGGCCTTCGCTCACTGGGCTTGGCAATTCCATAACGGTGTCGTGATCGGCTTCGGCTCACGCAAAGAGGAATATGTTGATAAGCTGGGCGACCCGAAATCAATCTTCTGGAAACTGCGGGCATACATCCAGTTACTTCCGAAAGAGTTTAGGCCGGCCGGGTGGAACATCAAGCGACATGCGCCTTACATGAACGTGGTAAATCCTGAGACTGGATCAGTTATCGCCGGGGAAGCGGGAGACAATATTGGTCGAGGCGCCAGGACATCGATTTACTTCAAAGACGAATCGGCATTCTACGAACACGCTGAACTGATCGACGCGGCATTGTCCCAGACATCAAACTGTAAGATCGACGTATCAACGGTCAACGGAAGCGGGAACCCCTTCTATCGAAAGCGCCATTCCGGGAACATCCCGGTATTCACGTTCCATTGGGTGGACGATCCGAGGAAAGATAAGGTTTGGTACCAAAAACAAAAGACGACGCTGGATCCGGTCGTATTGGCCCAGGAAGTCGATATCGATTACAACGCATCGACGACAGATTCATACCTTGACGGCGCATTGATCCAGGATGCAATGCTTCGCGGTCCCGCAGATGTCCATGCTCAAGGTCCTTGGGTGATCGGTGTAGACGCGGCACACGAAGGCGATGACGAGAGCGTTATTGCAAAACGAAAGGGATTGCTCACGCTTCCATTGATCGGCATGAGAAAGGCCGATGGGCCGAGCCTTGCCGGAAGAATCATGGACGAATGCAGAACCCTAACCAAAACCGGGGGAGAGATCGGCGCCATTGTTATCGAATTGGATGGGCCGGGCGTATCGGCATACGATGTCCTGAAGCGTTCAGAGTTTGCCGACGTTGTGTTCGGCATCCACACAGGCGCCAGACTCGACGACGACCGCAACTACAATCTCAAGGCAAAGATATGGCGCGAGGCTAAAGATTACCTGGAGGCTGGCGGTAATTCCATGCCGAACGACCCTGAGCTAAAAACTCAGCTCAGTGCTGTAAAATACGGATACAAGAATGGTTTGCTTCTAATGGAAGCTAAGAAGGAACACAAAAAGCGCCTTGGCCGATCACCTGACCGGGCAGACGCGTGGATACTGACGTTTGGTACGCCACCAAAGAAGAAGAAGCATATACCTTACACAAAGCCGTTTAGGCCGACAGTTTCAGGCATGGGATATTAAGATGAACACACAAGACATGAACGATATGGGCGAGCTTGACGACGAGTTCGCGGACCTGAGCGAAGATGAGGTACTGAAACGTGCCGAGGCGGCCAGGGCGGCCATGTTATCAGGCTTCGCCGCATCAATCGCCGACAGACGCAAAGAGGCAGTCGAAGGCCGACTTCTATCCGGCGTCGAGGAAATGTGGCGAGAGGATGAGGAATACTATGATGGTGTTGACGAAGCCAATCGAACAGAAACCTACAACAAGCCATCGACATCGAGCGGCCGCGTAACGCGTTCAGGATCAAGAGACTTGGACGGTAGCGTTAAAAGTACGGTGTTTGTAAACATAACTCAGCCTTACGTCAACATGGCGTCTGCCAGGGTGGCCGACATACTCCTTCCAACAGACGACAAACCATTCCGCATCAAGCCGACTCCGATCCCTGAGCTTGGGCCGATGATGTACGATTACGAAACCATGATGCCTGGAGGGCATATGTCAGTCGGCAAAGCGGCCAATGATTTCGTAACGGCGATGGCAAGCAAAGCCTCGCGGGCCGAACAACAGATATGGGATTGGTTATGCGAATCGCGGTGGCATACAGAATTTAGAAAGCAGATAGAGCAATGCGCGAAACTTGGCGCGGCCGTACTAAAAGGCCCGTATCCTGTAAAGCGTAAGAGCCGGAAGGTAACGAAGAACGAAGAAGGCGGCATGAGCTTGACTATCGGCGATGAAATCAAGCCAGCCTCACGCTGGGTCGATATTTGGAACATCTATCCAGACCCGTCTTGTGGTGACAATATCCATAACGGGCGTTATATCTTCGAGCGTGGCGATATCTCGGCGCGTGAACTGCGGGATATGAAAGGTACGGGATACCTGGATACCCAGATCGATGAGGTTCTTAAGGAAGGACCGGGCCGACGTAACCTGGACACGGGACGCCGGGAGATCGTTAAGGACAATGAAATGTTCGAGGTCTGGTATTACTATGGCTTTGCAACAAAGGAAGATATGTTGGTTTCCGGTTGTAAATGCTCAGAAAAACAGCAAAACCTGGACGGGCTTTATCCCGTCCAGATCGTCATGGTCAATGACAGGATCATCAAGGCGTCTATCTCGGTGTTCGATTCGGGCGAGTTCCCTTACGATGTGATGCGCTGGACCTATGTTGCCGGAAGTTGGTTTGGTCATGGCGTAGCGCGTCAAGTCCGTACATCTCAACGCATGATTAACGCGGCGTGTCGTAACTTGATGGACAATGCCGGGATTGCGGCGGGTCCACAGATCGTTATGAATGACGCGGGCATTTACCCGGCAGACGACAATTGGGAGATCACGCCATTCAAGATTTGGCGCATGAACGGCGAGGCCGACATACAGGAAGTGGCCCATGCCTTTATGACGTTCGAGTTCCCGACCAGACAGCAGGAATTGCAGGCTATCATTCAATTGGCGCTAGACTTCGCCGAGCGTTCGACCAGTATGCCGCTGATCCTTCAGGGGCAACAAGGCGCCGCGACCGAGACAGTTGGCGGTATGCAGATTCTTAACCAGAATGCTTCATCGGTATTGCGCCGGATAGCCAAGATATCGGACGACCATGTTATCGAACCGCACATCCTTCGGTATTACGAATGGCTTATGGTTTACGGAGAGGACGATTCAGCGAAGGGGGATTACACTGTTGACGCCCTTGGTTCGACATCCTTCTACGAACGCGACGCGCAGAATCAAGCCATCATGGGCATGATGCAGATGGCAAACGATCCAGAACTAAAACTGAGCAAGGAAAAGCTGATGACAGAGTTCCTGAAAGCCATCAAGGTATCGCCGGAACGCGTCCAGATGTCCGACCAGGAATACAAACAGAAGATGGAAGCGCTGGCGAAGAACCCGCCGAAAGACCCAAGGGTGGAGGGGCAGTTGGAAGTTGCCCAGCTCAAACAGCAAGGCGAGATGCAGAAGGCGCAATTGGTTCAACAATCCGATATGCAGGAATTGGAGTTCAAACGGCAGTCCGATCAAAGCAACATGCAATTGAAGCTGGAGATGCAGCGCATGGAGCAGGAGCATCAAGAAAAGCTCAAGCGGATGGAATACGAAATGAAGATGATGGAGTTGTCGCAGTCTCAACAGATAAGCCTGGATTCCATCAAAGCTTCCCTTGCCTCGGATACTATGAAACTGAAAACACAAAAGGAACTGTCAATGATGACTGGAAAAGCCAAGCAGGTTTCTATGCCAGAAACGGAACCGGTAGGGCAAGCCCCGGCGGGTCAGGCGTACCAACGCTAAATCATTGATTCATGGTGTTATAATATGGCAAATGTAAAGCAACCCCTTTTAACCAAGTACGAAATAGACTCGTCTGCCTGGATAAAGGTCAAGCGAGAGCTTGAGTCAAGCCTGGAGAGAATAAGGAGCGACTTGGAAAAGGCGAGCAATACCGAATTGCAGACGGCCGTATTACGCGGCCGAGCAAAACAAATTCGACTGATCCTTTCATTGGGGGTCAGTTCGAGTACAGATTCAGCCGGTGACGACTGAAAAACATTAACCGATAACTTTTAGCTACGGGAAAAGACAATGAGCTTAGAAGGCAATGAAAAAGACGATGACAATTTTTTTGCATCCGTCGAAGATTTGGAAAATAAACTCGACCAAGACGCCGAGGGAGAACCAAGTTTAGAGGATCAGCAGAGAGAGGCATTTGAGTCTGGCCTTAATGTAGTCCTGGAAGGCCAGGAACTTGAGTCAGGTTCGAGCAGAACCGAGAATGACAACGACTTAAACAGTCTGTTCTCCGGCGTAACCAAGGATCAACTGATGGCTTTGATTGATAAAGCCAATCGAGTTGATGATCTTGAATCGCGCATGAAGAGCATTAATGATAAGGCGTTCGGCACAATCGGCCATATGCAACAAACCATCAACGAACTACGGGAAAGGGTTGGTCAAGGCGGTTCGAGATTGAACGTATCCAAGGATAAATTCCAAAAGATCGCGTCCTATTTCGATGATGAAGGCGTTGCGGAAGCATTCGCCGAAGACCTTGCAAGCCTGGAACTGGGCGGTGGCGGTTTTACCGAACAGCAGATGCAAGAAAAGCTGGATGGCATCCAGAAACAATTTGAACTGAAATTGCTCGACATAGCCCACAAAGATTGGCGCAATGTTGTAAATACCGAGGATTTCGCAAAGTGGACGCAAACCTTACGACCGGAAGCGGTTGAGGCGTTGCAGACAAGTTGGGATGGAGTGAAGATGGCTTCGGCTATCAGCGAGTTTAAATCGTGGCGCGATGGACGGTCGCAAGCGGCAGACGAAAAGCGTCGTCGGCTTGAAGATAACATATCGCCTCGTCATGGTTCGGCTGGCAATCACGGGTCGGTAAATTACGATGATGCTTTCAACCAGGGCTTGAAAAATGTCGTAGCTCAACGACACCACAGATAAAGGTGTATTAACCGGCTGCCCGGCAATACGAAGCGGGTAGCTTAACATGGTAACTGGTGTTGCGATGCCAGTTATCGGTATATGTTTTAGAGGTAATCACAATGGGTATTCAAGCGTATAACAACAATGACGCTCGTATTGGCAAACTTGCCGGCGAGATCATTGGTCATGCAATGGCAAGCGAAGTTTTAAACATCGCCGTCCGTAATATGGACATGCCCCGCAATAAATCCGACAATCTGATCGTTCGTTCGTGGGTTCCCTACGGCGCGTCGGTTGCCGATCCTAACAATTTCTTCGCTACGCAGTCTCCTGGTACAGGCGGTAACGCCGCTGATGGCTTTGCGATGGAGCATTTGACGACTGAAGGTGTTACTCCTACTGCCGATACATTGTCTCCGCGTGATGTTACCATCGTGCTGAATCAATATTCTGCACTGTACTCCTTGACCGACAAGGACTATGACTTGTTCGAGGATGACATCTCAGCCGCAATGAAAGAGCAAGTTGGCGAGCGTATGGGCTTGGTCCGCGAGCTGGTCGTTTACGGCAAGATGAAAGGCGCCACCAGCAAAACCTATGGGGGTTCGGCGGGTGCGACCGTTGCTTCTCGTTCACTGGTTACTGGTGCGATCCATGCCAAGTTGATTTCCGGCGTTGTGCGTACTCTTTCGGCTAACCATGCCACAAAGATTACACGCATCCTTTCGCCGTCTACCAACGTGGCGACCGTTCCAGTTGAAGCGGCATTCGTGGCTTTCGCGCATACCGACCTGGAATACGATTTGCGTCAGTTGACTGACTTCCATCCGGTGGCCGAATACGGCTCTCGCCAAACCATTTCCGATTATGAGTTGGGAACTTGGCAGAACGTACGTTTCGTGTTGTCTCCAGAACTGCAACCGTACATCGATGCCGGTGTCGCGGTCGGCGCTACCGGCCTGAAAGCGAACTCTACCAACGTAGACGTTTACCCAATCGCTTTCATCTCGAAGGACGCCTTCGCTACGCTGAAACTGCGCGGCCAAGCCGTTATCGATCCGGTGTTCTTGCCGCCTAACGTGAAAGACAAAAACGATCCGTTGGGGCAACGCGGTTACATCGGCGCTAAATTCTACATGTGTGCGGAGATTCTGAACCCAGGTTGGTTGAGCGTCCTGGAAGTCGGCGTAACTGATCTGTAATTAGCAGATCAATAACAGAATGGTCCGGCTAAATACCGGACCGTTTTAACTCAAATCTAAGTAGGTGGTAAGATGAAAAACTTAACAGGCTTTGCCTTTAATTTCCTTGGTCTGGTTGCCGCGTCATTGACTGCGGCCGCTACGACCATCACAATAACTGCGGTTGCGACAGGCGGTATTGTGACCGTTGCGCGTGATGGCAAGAAAGCGACCCTTTCGGCAGGCGCTAAAGCGTTTGCAAAGTATCTGGGCGACGGTACTGCTGATAGCGCGACGCATACCCTTGTGGCTACATCCACGACCGGGCAGGCGGCGGTTATGGTTATCGGCTTGATGAATATTTCCGGTACTGAAACGCTAGTGTGTGTCGTCGGC